ATTGTCTGCGTTATCCGAGTCGCCTTTGTTCTCGGAGGCAGCTACTTCTGAGTTATCCTTAGAGGCATCAACCTCTTCAGAGTCAGTTTCGTTCTTGTCCATTTTTCTCCTAATTTGTTAAGATACTGTCTTAAATATATTGACTGTAAAATTTTTGTCAAACCTTTCTCTTATATGGTCTGGTTATTTTTTTATGCTTTAATAATTTTTCATACCTACTAACAACATTCTTTATGAAAGCAATTTCTGATCTCATTTGATTCTGGCGACCTTGTAATTCGCATAATTGTTCTTTAACCGGGACCTTATTAATATGAATTTGGTCTCCTATTTTAATCTCTACAAATACATCATTCAAACATAATGCTGAATCTTTCAATTCTTGAGATTGAGATTCTTTGAATCTAAGTAATACTTTATAGGCCAGGGACTTCTGATGCTCCACCAGCGCCAACATTTCCTCCTTGGACAACTTCTCCGCTTGTACCTCGAATTGGTCCTTCATTTTGACCTCCAGATTTTAATTGTGCATCTTTTGCAATTGATTCTTGAAACTTTAATTCACCTGTAATATGTTCGTTAAATACGGTTAATATATCTGGCATACTTTGGTCAACATTACCTTCTAGGAACTTGTTATGGACTAGGGTATGATCTGGCGAGGCCAATGGAGTAGGACCAAATACAATACCTTTCAGCATGGCAATATTCTCTTTCATGGCCTGTTCTAACATAGGATCGCCAGAAGTATCATCAGGTAAATATTCTTCTGAGTTATATCCATGTTTCTTCAAAATACCTTCAGTCAGTTTTAATAAACCTTTTGGCATTGGCAAAGCGTTATCAGTTGCGGCCCCGGAAGCATCTTTACCTGGAATGTGCATTTTACCGTCTGGAGACATTATAACTGGGTTACTTATTAATCTGTCATAAAGCCCAAGTGCTATCTCAACTTCTTGTGCTTTAGTTACTGGCATAGAAATATCAGGTACAACTATATAATCATATTCTCCTTTAATTAATTCAGGTGTTGCATCGAAGAATGTATAACCATTTTTCTCTCGAACTATTGCTTTTACTCCAGTTACTTCTCCGGCAGGACTCTTTTCTGCCTTTACCTTTATGTCTTTATTATCAGCCCTAATCCTACGATACTTTTCTTGGTAAACTCCATCACTTGGTCCACCATCTTCTACAATTGTATTTCCAGCCTTATCGCGATATTCTTCAATCTTATCCTTACCGGCAATTTTTTCCATTTTAGGAACTGTATAATATTGCATAATCAATTGGATAATCATCCAACCTCTGCGCTTTTCCAACATTAGTTGCTTCTGGACTATCTTTTTGGCGATTCTCTTTAAAGTAGATTCTTTTTTAATTGCTGATTCAGTAGCAGTAACATCACCAGATAAGGCTTCAAGTCTTTGGTCAACACCGGTAGTACCAGCCACATCCTCGCGCATACGATCTTCTTCCCTAAATGAAGAAGAAAAATCTGTGTTCATATCCATTTGAATTGGAGGAATTTGACCTGTAAAGTAATAAATTTTGCCCGGTTCTTGGATTATTTCTTCTTCTTCAAGTCGAGATGAAGTAGATGCAAATATTGGTTTGATTGTTGACATCTTCTGTGCATCTAGTCGGATATTTCTGTGGGTATTTACTTCTGCCTGTAATGATTTAATAAGTTCAGGCTCGCCCTTCCACCAGAATTGTCCCAATCTTCTGTTATCACCAAAACCCACAAAGGTTAGTTGTTTGTGTTTGTATGGATTTGGTTTATCTTCTAAGAAAACGCTATTAGCGCAAGTTCTATGAAAGTCTCTTGACTTGTTTTCCCATAGTAATACCTCTACATCATCATCTTCAACATCTTTCGGTTTCTGATAATAATCGTTTCTTAGAGTATCACCGGACCTTTTTACATATTTATAGTTTTTAAACTCTTTAAATTCAGTCTCAAATTCAGAATATGACATTATTCTTCTATAAATAACATCCTTACAGTCTGAGAAATCTGGTTTCTTGGCGCCATCATCGGGATAAACCATCCTAGGATCAATATCTTCTATACAAATGTCATCAAAATCATCAATGATCTTTTCGGTATATTCTGAGGTTCCATCGGGATTAACTTTACTTAGTGTTTTTATCTTTCTTTTTCCCTCTTTGTAATATATTCTTTGAATACCGTTACCATAAGAAATACCATAAGAGTTAGTTTCCATGTCAACCAACTCTAAATTGTTTTTACTTTCAATATACTGGCGAATTATATCAACTAATTCAGCCTTAGGACCATCTTGAGGATCAGAACTAGGAACAACTCTCCCAGACGTATGTTGTCTTAGCCATTCAGCATTGATTGAGTCCACAATTGCATGGGTTATAGGAACAAATAGGTTAGATCTCTCGTCTTCGTCATCAACCGTAACTCCGGTCTCTCCGTTCAATTGTTTTTCAGCATCATCCCAAATAGTTTCAATATTTTTACCTGCTACATCGCCTTTGGCTCTCTTTAAATAATCAAAACGATTATATAGTTCTGTCACCAATTTCTTCTCTTCTTCATTCGGGGTATAAGGATTTTTATCTATTTCAACCTTGTAATATTCATCCTTTTTAGTTTCTTTAACCAAAGATTCTTTTTTTAGATTAGCAATTGCCATGTTTTCCTCACCATTTAGTTATTTCAGACCTATATTTCTTCTTTTTATGTTTTTTAATAACTTTATTCATAGGTAATTGTATTATTTCAAGGGTAGAAGCAAGCGCGTCAGCGATATCATCATGTTTAGCCTTAGGAAAGTGCAATAATTCGTACTCTAATTCAATAATTCCTAAGTCATTTCTCCTATGATAGATGGTTCCTTGTTCATATCGTGGTTCAAGACCTCTGATTCTAAACTCTTTCTGGATATTTTGATTCATTTTGAGTTCAGTAATATTGTAATACTCTCCCATTTCTCGCATCTTGTCATTTAATTGGTATTTTAGGGTCTTTTGGTACGCATTTGTCTCCAAACCGTTGGAAATTGTACCATAAGTCTTGGCTTTTTGCATAAATTTGTTGACAATTTGAGATGGAGTATATTTTCCTCTATCAATATGCAATATATATAGATTGTTTTTTTCGTCAACTCCAACAACAATGAAAACTGTGAAGTCGGCATGCTCAGATAATGAAATTGCCGGGTCAACACACATATATTTTGCCAAATCTGTACTTTTCATGTCTGCATCTATATAATATCTAAAATATTCCTGCTTGAAGGTAGCGCTTTCATGCGGAACTGGATCATTTTGATACTGACAACTAAAAATGTAAATTCCTTGTAGCTTTTTTTGTTCATCCAGAAAGTTTTTGTCCAATCTTTGAGGGAAAAGATACTTCATGACTCCATTTTCTTCCCATTCAGCCTTCTTAATATGAATATCAAATAGATCTTTGTGTGGTTCTTCTTGCAGAGTTCCATAAAGATCACCATAATCCCATCGAGTTCCAATAATAATCAATTCCCGGCCAGGATCAAGCAAAGAAAGTAACAATTGATACCATTGATACACCTTGTCAATGGCTTCTTTGGTGGTAACATTGCTCTGAGAGACTGGATCATCTGCGATAATTAAATCATAATGCATCCCAACTTTGGTAACATCAACACCAGCAGTAGAAATTGTTGGTTCTTTTTGATTCTTGGTCCGTTTGGATACCGTTATAGATGTTAAATTCCAATTACCATCGTCTTGTTTAATATCAAACTGTCCATAAAGAGTTCTAAAGTATTCATTACGAGTTAAATGACCTTTAATTTCACTTAAAAACTTCTGCGCGTTACCGTAATTCTCAGAGGCAATTAAAATTCTAATATTTGGATTCAATACAACCCTATAAATAGAATAGGCAATAGTAACAACAGAACTTTTAAAGGTTCCTCTGGGCATCATTATTAGTTTTTTCTTCTTGCCACCAAATAAAAAATTACAAAGATCTTGGTGAGGTTCTTCCTCCATGTCTTTGTAACCTAAAATATATTTGGCAAAATAATAAAAATCCTCAAGACCTTTCTGGGCTTCCAATTGAAGTAATTTCATCACATCTTCTTCATTTTTTAAGTCAGGAGAATGGTCTATTAAATCTTTTAATAACATTTGTTCCTTATAATAATTTTGATCCGGGTTCTACAAATCTCTTCATTACCTTCCCATTTTTTTTACTTCTAACAACAGCTACCAAAGGTCTTTCACAACCACTACAAGAGTAACCAATAGT